GTGGCGTAGTTTCCGGATACTTCTCGTTGAGCGGCCGCAAGGTCGTGGAGGTTCAAATCCTTCGGGCCGGAGGCGATTGTTCCCGTCAATGAATGCTCGGCATGGCGAAGTCTTCGGTCGCTTTCCTACCACGGATTCCCGACCGAGGCGATTGTTCCTGCCGATAATCCAAAGGAGCAGCCAATGAGAACCAATCTGCGTTCTGCATTTCCCCCTGTTCACACTCACGAGGGCGCCGTGGCGCAGAAGGTGGACGCCTACCGTGAACTCAAGCGCACGCTGATGACCTGCCTCTTGTGGGAGGACACCTTCTACGAGAAGGGCGACTCGATCGCGCAGCGCATCGCTGACCTAGTGCCCAAGGTTGATCCGCAGAAAGTTGCACACCTGGCGGTCGAGGCTCGCGAGAAGATGTTCCTGCGCCACGCCCCGCTGTGGCTGGTGCGCCAGCTCGCGAGGGTCAAAGCGCATCCGATGGACCAGGTGCAGATCGGCACATTGGTTGCTCACACGCTCGAGCAGGTCATCCAACGGGCCGACGAGCTGGGCGAGTTCGTATCGCTCTACTGGAAGGAAAAGAAAGAACCACTGTCTGCCGGCGTGAAGCGCGGCTTGGCAGCAGCCTTCCGGAAGTTCGATGCCTACGCCCTGGGCAAGTACAACCGCGATAACGCGGTGAAGCTGCGGGACGTCTTGTTCCTGTGCCACGCGAAGCCCAAGGATACCGAGCAGGCGTTTCTCTGGAAGAAGCTGGTGGAAAAGACCTTGGAGTCTCCGGACACCTGGGAAGTCGAGTTGTCGGCCGGGAAGGACAAGAGGGAAACCTTCGAGCGGTTGCTGCGGGAGAAGAAGCTGGGCGGGCTGGCCGTCCTGCGCAACCTCCGCAACATGCAGCAAGCTGGCGTGGACGATGGGCTGATCCGCGAGCGGCTCGAGCAGGGTGCCAGGAAAGCTCTGCCTTTCCGGTTCGTGGCAGCCGCTCGGTACGCGCCGACGCTCGAGTCTGCGATCGAGGCGGGCATGTTCAAAGCCGCGGAGGGACTCGCGAGCCTGCCGGGCAAGACCGGGCTACTCATTGACGTATCCGGCTCGATGGACGGGGCCTTGTCCAGCAAATCCGAAATGACGCGCATCGACGCAGCCGCAGGTCTGGCCATCCTGGTGCGGGAGAAGTGCGAACGGGCGCGGGTGGCGACGTTCTCCGAACGCTTCGTGGAGATCCCCGCGCGGCGTGGTTTCGCTTTGCGGGACGCCATTGCCAGCTCGCAGGGCCACAGTGGGACTTACCTGCGCGAAGCTCGTGCCCGCGCAGCGATTGCCTGGAAGGACCTGGACCGGCTCATTTTGATCACCGATGAACAAGCGCACGATGGGTGCGGGTCCGCCTTCACGAAGTTCGCCTACGCCGTCAACGTGGGTAATTACCAGCACGGTCTGACCTATGGCAATGGCTGGACGCACATTGACGGATTTTCCGAACGCATTCTGGACTATGTACGAGAATACGAAGCGGAAATGGCTCACAATGACGACTGAGATGGTCATTTGTCGGTTGTGCAAGCGGCCACTTCCGACAACTGACTTCTACGAATACGGCAACGGCAAGCGGCGGACGGAGTGCAAGAAGTGTCACAACGCTCCGTCTCGCCGTTCCAAAACTATAAGGTCTCAGTACAACAAACACTACCGCCAGAACAATAGAGATCGTCTGGCAAAGAAGGATAACGCCAGATACCTAAAGGTCAAGGGCACCACAGCCTACAAGCAAATTGCTCGAAAGGCCCATCTCAAAAAGTATGGCCTTTCGCCCGAGCAGTACAGCAAACTGTTAGAGGCACAGAATGGTGTCTGTGCGATATGCCAACGTCCACCGGCCACTGGAGAGAAGCTAGCCGTCGACCATCATCACGCAACCGGCAAAATTCGGGGCCTCCTGCATCGAACATGTAACAACGCAATAGGTTTACTCAAAGATAAGGCCGAATGGTGCTTGCGGGCCGTAGACTATTTGAAAAGAGAAACTCAATGAAGTCCAAATCTAAGGAATCAATGCCGTGGCGCATAAGAATGCCACTTGACTTACTTCACAGCCTCCAGCGGCTGGCCGCAAAAGATGAACGCAAGACCACCGATTATGTCCGGAAGGTGCTGAAAGATCATGTCACTCAGAAAGAAACAGAACCCCAAGCCTCGGCTGGACAGGCTCAAAGCGGCGGCGAAAGAACTGCATGAACGCCATCGGGTGCTATTACACCATCTGGATCTGGCGGAATCGTTCTGGACCCAGCGCGCAGCCGATCTGGACAAAAGAATGAGCGATCAAAATGTCTGAGCGCATCCGAATCGAAATGCGGTTCAAGAACGCCGCGCTGTTCAATGCGCTGGTCGCGCGCTTCCCACCTTATCGGAACCGGCGCAATCAGCGAATCCTTCATGGCTTTAACCATGCAGCCGAGGCCATCGGCGTTTCTTATGGAACGCTATTGTCCTTCCTGAATCTCAGCCAATGTCCCTGGGCGGCGAATGGGGAACTGCGGCCTCCCGCAGAGAAAGTCATGCTTTACCTGGAAGTCCCTGCGGAAGAACTATTTCCGATTCGACTGTACGAATCAAAGATTCCCAAGGCGTTGGCTCGCGAGTTGGATGTCTCCAACCACTTGACGATGCTCGAAGCTCAGAAACAGCATCTACTTCCGCGCTCGACGGAAGAAATGGATATGCCGCTCGACGGCAAGAACCTGGAAGAATGTCGGAGTGCCATCGAAGATGTGCTGGAAACGCTGATGCCGAGAGAACAACGGATGGTGAGACTGCGCTTTGGGTTGGAAGATGGAGTGGAACACAGCCAAGAGGAAATCGCAGATCAATTTGCCGTATGCCGGGGCCGGGTTCATCAAATTATGAGCAAGGCGCTGCGTAAACTTCGGCATCCTGCGCGGGCTCGGAAACTCAGGGTGTTTTTGGGTGATGCGACGCCGGATGAAATCCAGGCATCCGAGGAGGCAGTGTTGCCGGCCCCGCCTCCGGGGCAGCGACTGATTTCTTGTGCTCGCTGCCAGACGCCCTTTCTTCCCAAGGGGTTGGAGAAGTATTGCAGTGATGATTGCCGCTTTCCTGGACGTGGACCGAAAGTTCCCTGGACGTGTCCGCGCTGTCAGACCGTGATCATGCTGAGTCCTGCGACGGCGGCAGTTCGCAAGTATTGTACGAGAGCGTGCCATGACGCAGCGAGGATAGAGACGCCGCGGCCTTCGCGGAAAGTGTGGCTTAACGCGACGCAGCGGGAAACACTACAAATCATCGCGGTCGACGGGGCCAAGGCTGTTAAATATAAAACTCCCAAATGGACATGGTACGCTCGGAAGCATCCACTCATAATTCTTCGGCGGCAGCGAGGGTCCGGGTGGGACAGCGAACCGACCTTGGAAACCAAAATCACGACCTTCAATCCGGGCACCATTGCGGTTCTAATAACGCGAGGTCTTATTAAGGAATCGACCCCGCGTAAGTATCGAGAGGGTATGATGTCCTCGATTCGGATCACGCAAGAGGGCTTGGCGCTTTTGGAGAGCTTCCGTCCCATTGAGTCAGGAGGGTTTATGATCTTCGATGCAATCGTGCTGATAGCGGACGACCAGCCGGATGCAGACCACGAACGATTCGTGGCTACCGGGCTGCACTTTGCAGAGATTGTGCCAGTGCGCGTGCAATTCGATCCGATGCGCCCGGTAGGGCGCGCGGCGCTACGGCTGGAAGGCAATGAAGTCCATGCCCGAGTGGAAATCCCCGACTTCCTGTTGAAAGATCTGAGCGGCTGCTGGTATCCTGGGGTGGGCGGGTCGATCAAGCGAAAGACTCAACAGGGCGACGTGACGGTGATTGAGGAATGCGAGATCCACGAGATCAGCCTAGTGCCAAAGGCGAATCCAGACCCGCGGATCAAACCGCTGTTCGACAGCAAGGACCTTGAATTTGCGCCGGAGGGCGCACCGGATAAAAGCTAGGTGGTGGAGGCGAAGTCGGCACGTAGCACCGGGGTTCCCTAGCTCCCCAAGTACGCTCGTAGACAGCTCATGACTATCCATGCGGACACGGGTTCGACTCCCGTCAGGTCCACCATGCGGGCCTGTTCCGGTTTCGACGTGTGCGGTAGGGATGGGGCTAATTCGAGCCGGCCCGGACAAGCCGACGAACTATCTAAACCAACAAACGCGAAACAGAAACTCGCGCAGGTGGTTACGTTCGCTAAGAACCTGTTCGCTCCAGCAATGGAGCCGCAGCTCATGGCGGCGTAGTTGCCGGGAGGGGCTGCCGGAAGGTGGCCCCTTCACTCCAAGTGGAAGGCTGGACGAAATGGAGATATTACCAGCGAATCCTTCGCCTTCCGCCAAGTTATTGGAAGCGTATCGCATGGGTCTGCACACGCTCTTATGCTACGGCCGGATCTCGATAAACGATGCTCGCCGGCGGCTGGCGGAGTTTGAGTCGCTGGGCGAAGGCGACGGTAAGCGGGCATTGCGGAGGTTGCTGGCGCTCCGAGACTGTTACCGCAGGTCGCCTGGCAGCCAAATTTGATCCGGGCCCGGAGATGGCCCTTTAGGCAGAATTACTTCTTGCATTTCTTGTCCGCAACGAGAATAATGTTTACTTGCTGGTGTGGCACAGCGGCGACTGCACCGCATTTGTAATGCGGCAATCGAGGATTCGAGTTCCTCCACCAGCTCCAGAGTTGAAATGTTGAGATTCCCCAAACCCGAAACGAAGCGCGAGCGGCAAGGTAGGCCGTCGATCGCGATGTGCGCCCATTGGCAGTTTGATCGCACCGTCATAGCGACGAATCCAGGGCGTGGAGGGAGCGGGTAGAATCCAACCAGAATTAGGATTCCAGCGCCCGCCCTAAAAAGCGGGCTTTTTTATTGCTCTTTGACAACTGAAAGAAACGAATACAGGGGAGTGGTCCAGCGGCTACGATGCCGGTCTCCAAAACCGTGCGACGAGAGTTCGAGTCTCTCCTCCCCTGCCAAGGCGTGGTAGCCAAGTGGGAAGGCGGCGGTCTGCAAAACCGTCCAATCGTCGGTTCGATTCCGACCCGCGCCTCCATCCCGGTGAAGTGTACGGTGCACGAACGGTCTTATAAACCGTGAAGCTCCAGATCGGAGCATGGGCTGGGTTCGACTCCCAGCACCGGGACCAAGATTTCGCCTCCGTCGTTCAATGGACTAGGACACCACGCTACGAACGTGGAGATTGGGGGTTCAACTCCTCTCGGGGGCACCAAGTAGTGGGCGCGTGCGGCCAACTGGATCGGCCACCAGCCTCCTAAGCTGGCGATATGTGAGTTCGAATCTCACCGCGCCTTCCATGCCGGGCTCATCTAACGGCAAGATGTGCGCCCGATTAGCGCAACATCGGGGTTCAAGTCCTCGGCTCGGCACCACTCCGGTCTATCACAATGGTCGTGAAACGCACTGTTAATGCGTGTTATCTCCGTTCGAGTCGGAGGGCCGGAGCCAGATTCGGGGTCAAGGTGTTACTGGCAGCACACTCGCCTTTTAAGCGATGAGGTCGGGATTCGAATTCCCGTGGCCCCACCAGGCTGCGATAGCTAAGTGGCAGAGCCGCTGACTCGTAACCAGCAGACCGGAGTTCGATTCTCCGTCGCAGCTCCACGGTGACTGAACCCAAACGGTGCGGGGCCTGTCTGTGGAACAGGTTCTAGCGAGTTCAACTCTCGTCAGTCACCCCAAGTTTTCGGCCCCTGTGGCGCAGTGGACCAGCGCGGCTCCCTCCGAAGGAGCAGGTCATCGGTTCGAATCCGATCAGGGGTTCCAGGCTGGCGTAGCTCAGTGGCAGAGCCGTCGCATGGTAAGCGACAGATCCGAGTCCGATTCTCGGCGCTAGCTCCATTGCAGGCGTAGCTCAATCGGCAGAGCAAGCGGCTCTTAACCGCGAGGTTCGGGGTTCAACTCCCCGCGCCTGCACCAGATTTGCCCGGTTAGCTCAGACGGGTTATGAGCACTGGTCCTACAAACCAGAGGTCCCGGAATCCCAAGCCGGACTGGGCACCAGATTGGGGGCATAGTGTTTAACGGGAGCACGCTAGTCCTGCAAACTAGAAGTGAGGGTTCGACTCCCTCTGCCTCCACCAATGTTTGAGCGGCCATAGTTCAGTGGTAGAATGGCGCTTTGCCAAGGCGCAGACGCGGTTTCGATTACCGCTGGCCGCTCCAGGCGGGTGTCGTACAATGGCAGTACCGCAGTCTTCCAAACTGCTGATGCCGGTCCGATTCCGGTCACCCGCTCCAAGTTTCAGGGTGTAGGGTAACTGGTAGCCCACCTGCCTTGGGAGCAGGTAATTGGAGGTTCAAATCCTCTCACCCTGACCACGGGGTCTAGGCCAATGGTAAGCCACCTGCCTCGGGCGCAGGTATGTCCCGGTCCGATTCCGGGGACCCCGACCAAGATTGATGCGGGCTAGAACTCTGGTGAGTTTAGCGGTCTCATAAGCCGCCAAAGGCGGGTCCGATTCCCGTGCCCGCTACCAAATTACGGCCTTGTCGTCCACTGGTTAAGATGCCAGATTCTCAATCTGGAGAACCGAGTTCGATTCTCGGCAGGGCTACCACGGGCATGTAGGGGAGCGGCCGTCCCCGGTGGCTTGTCACGCCACAGACCGCCGGTTCAAATCCGGTCATGCCCGCCAAGATTGTACGGTGGAAGGCGAAGTGGTCGAGCCCTCACTCTTTCAAAGTGAGCATTAGCGGGTTCAAGTCCCGTCCACCGTACCACGCGCCCGTGGTCCAACGGAGCAGGGCGCCGCGCTTCTAACGCGGACGATGCGAGTTCAAGTCTCGCCGGGCGTTCCACTTTGAGGGAAGATGATGAGCGACACTCTTGTTCTCGACATGCAGGGCTTTCCAGTCGCGTTCGTATCCTGGCGGCGCGCCGTCAACTTGCAATGGCAGGACCGGGCGGTGGTGGTGTCTGAGGATGCGCAGCGGATCTTGCGCTCCCCTTCGTTCGAAATGGGATTGCCGCGCGTCATCAAACTGCGGAACCATATCAGCCGGAAGCTGCGGCTAAAGGTTCCCATGACGCGGCGCAACATCGCGGTGCGTGACAACAGCTCTTGCCAATACTGCGGGGAGCTGCTGGAGACGCCGGAGTACACGGTCGACCATGTGCTGCCGAGAAGCCGTGGGGGCAAGTCGGTCTGGACGAACCTGGCCCTCGCCTGCGTGCGGTGCAATAAGCGGAAGTCGAATTGCCTTCCGCATGAGGCGGGTCTTACGCTCCGACAGAAGCCGGTGGAGCCCAATCAATTTGACCCGCGGTTCAATTTCCGCTTGCACATCAAGGTGCTGCGGCCGGAGTGGAAGGACTACGCGCCCTACATCTACTGGAACGTCGAATTGGAGAAGTAACCCCGGTGAGCAAGCGCGGTCGTTGCGACGGTCTGAAAAGCCGTAGAGTCCCGTTCGACTCGGGGACCGGGGACCATTCTGGCCTCGTCTAATGGTAGGACGGCTGACTTTGACTCAGCTAATCTTGGTTCGATTCCAGGGGCCAGAACCATTGCGAGATCGTCTAACTGGTAGGACGCCGGGCTCTGAACCCGGTAATGTTGGTTCGACTCCAGCTCTCGCAGCCAAATTCACCTTGCTTATTCCACAGGCTGGTGTTAGCCTGTGGCTGACACGGACAGACGCATGAGAATCTTATCCTCCTCGCTCTTGCTATCATCGCTGAGTTATCTCAGCCGGGATCGAGGGGGTGGCGCGTAAAGTCCAAGGATTTCTCGACAGGCCGCCCCTCAAAAGGCGGCCTTTTTGTTTTGCGCGGCTGGTCAAATGGCAAAGGCGCTCGGCTCAAACCCGAGAGATTCTGTGGGTTCGACTCCCACGCCGCGCACGGGAGCGTGGCTCAGTGGCGACGGCAGCGGCCTGTAAAGCCGCCACCCCACGGGGAAACACCGCAGGTTCGACTCCTGCCGCTCCCACCAAGATTGTGCCGGGATGGTCAAATTGGCAAAGGCGCTCCGTTCAGACCGGAGAGATTTTGCGAGTTCGAGTCTCGCTCCCGGCACCAAAGGTTAGGCGCAGGTGACGCAATCGGCAGACGTGCCAGTTCGAGAGACTGGATTTTGGAGGTTCGAATCCTCTCCTGCGCACCAAGATCGGAGAGCGAGGCAGACGGTAAGCCAGCGCACTGCTAACGCGCCAACTGCCGAAAGGTAGAACTGGGTTCGACTCCCAGGCTCTCCGCCATGATTGGAGGGCGCTGCTGAATGGCCGGCAACTGGTCCTGAAAACCAGGGACGGGTGACACCGTGGGGTTCGATTCCTCCGTCCTCCGCCAACTTTGGGAGTGTAGCAGAACTGGCATATGCGGGAGGCTTAAACCCTCCGTCCATGTGGGTCCGAATCCCACCACTCCCACCACCTGAAATCCCTTTTCAAGTGGCACCCCTTGCGTGTTCAAATTTTGTAGTATATAAAGCCTCTTGTGCGCTCGAAAAAGGCAATTTCTGACAATTAAGGCACCAGGAGGCGTCCAAAATTGCCGAAAGCCCCGTCAATTCTGGCTGATTCAGTTCCGTACAGTCCGGAACGTCACGCGAAGATCGTGCAGCTTTTTCAGGACGGCATGAACATCACCGACCTGGCCCACCGCTTCTCTTGCTCCTACTGGACGATCCGGAACGAATTGCTCATCGAAGCGAACGGGGGCGTCTTACCGCAACAAAAGAAAGGGCATAGGGTAACCAATTGGCGCAACGTGGGCGTAAGCGTATAGAGATTGATTGGGAGGAATTTGAAGCTCTGTGTGCCATTCAGGCCACTTTAGAAGAAATGGCGATGGTCTTGAAGTGCTCCGACAGGACCATCGAGCGCGCCTGCCAGCGGCACTACAAAATGAATTTTGTCAGCATATTCGCCTTAAAGCGTAGAAGGGGACATATATCGCTCCGGCGACGCATCTGGACGGCCGCTTTGAACGGCAACACATCCCTTTTAATTTTCCTCGCAAAGCAGTATCTTGGGATGGCCGAACGACTTGACGTGAGGCTCCCGGGGGGGCAGCCACTGAATGACCAACGAGACATCTCCCGACTCTCCGACGAACAGCTCATCCACTACAAATTCCTTAACGCCATCAGCGCAGGACTCGACCCCGCTCTTGCCGCCGAGCAATACGCCGCCGCCCTCGCCAAGCTCCCCAAAGAAACACCGAGTGCCGGAAGCCCCGGAGCTGACAGATCATCAGATCGACGTGGTGATGTCGAAGAGACACCTCCTCCCGTTCGTCCAGTTAACTAAGCCCGATTATGTCGCCGATAGGTTCCACGTGGAACTCTGCAATATCGTGGAAGAATTCCACCGGCGCGTCCAACGCAAAGAGTCACCCCGCACCATCATCGTCTCGCACCCGCAGTCCGGCAAGTCTCAGATCGTCAGCCGCCAGTATCCTTCCTGGGCCATGGGTTTGAACCCGGAATACTGTTTAATTGGATCCAGTTACAACCAAGATTGGGCCAACGGGCTGTGCGGCGACATCCAGCGCATCATGGACACCGAGGAATACCATGAGGTCTTTCCCAATTCGTTTATTCCGCCCAGGGGTTCCGGCCTGGGGGCGCGCCGCAGCGATTACTTCGAGCTGGTCGGCCTGGGCGGACGTTACAAAGCCGCGGGCCGTGGTGCCGCTCCGGCCGGACGCCCTGCACACGTCCTGATCATCGACGACTTCTTGAAGGGTGCGGACGAAGCGATGTCCGAGACAATCCGCGAAGCCGCCTGGCAGAGCTACGTCCAAGACCTCCGGCCCCGTGTGCAAAGGGGCGGTGGCATCCTCATGATGTTCACCCGCTGGCACTTGGACGACCCGATCGGCCGGGCCCTCGACAATGCAGCCAAGGGCGGGGAGAAGTGGGACGTCCATGTTTTCCCCGCAATCGCCCAGGAGGACGGCAAAGATTGGCGAAAGAAGGGCGAAGCTTTGGCGCCCTCCCGCTTCAATGAAACAGACCTGGCTGCCATTAAGAGTGTACTGCCGGCAGCAGCCTGGGCGGCACTATACGAGGGCGACCCGATCCCACTCACGGGCAACATCCTGCCTCGCGACAAGTGGAAATACTATGGCGGGCCCGGGCAGCCAGCCTTCCCGGACATGCGGCAATTCGACGTGTTCGTTTCGACTTGGGACGCGAGCTTCAAGGACACGATGGGCAGCGACTTTTGCTGCGGCCAGGTGTGGGGCGTGCGGGGCGCGGAATTCTGGCTGCTCCTGAATGGCTACATTTTCGAGCAGATGTCTTACACGGCCTTCAAGCAGGCCATCCGGCAGCAATCCTACGAGCATCCCTACATCAGCTTCAAGCTTATCGAGGAAACGGCCAACGGCGTGGCGGTGATCAATGAACTGCAATCGGAACTCGGCGGCATCACTGCCATCAATCCTTCGGGTGGCAAGATCGCGCGCGCCTGGGCTGCCTCGGCGGACCTCTGCGCCGGCAACTGCTACCTGCCCGACCCTTCGATCGCCCCCTGGGTCGGTGCGTTCGTGACGCGATGCTCGCGCTTTCCGGGCGACCTGGGCAAGTCGGGGACCGACGATGATATCGACGCCTGGACTCAAATGGTGAATCACATGCGCCTGCATACGCACCCTCTCATTGAGATTTGGAAGGAGCAATTCGAGAAGCGCCGGGAGGCCGAAGCCAAGGCCAAGGAAGAACTCGCGGCATTTCCCGAATCTTCCGCGCCTGAGACGATTGTGGCTGTTCCTGAGACGGTAGCGGCCCCTGGTGAAACAGTTCCAATTAAAATTGAGACAAAACCGCGAGAAAGTGCTACAAGAGAGAACCCAGCGATAGTTCGTGAACTGGCTCAAGCGCAAAAGGTAGCCGCCGCAAGGAGCGGGATCTTCGGCGCGGAAAAGTTTACTGACGTGAACAAAGTCACGACTTCCACACTGGTCAAGCCTGCTACAAATCCCAAGACTCCACGTTGCCCACAGTGCGGTGGCCTCATGTCCAAATATGGCGACGTGGAAGTGTGCAACAACTGTCGAGGGAAAAAGCAGGGATGAGTTGCAAAATTCGCGGTTGTGTGTGGCCCGAGGAGCCGGAGTGCGACGGCTATTGTATTCACCATTGGCGCATGTTCGGTGAAGCGGAGAAAACGCCTCATTCGGCTATCCCGGTCGGAGAAAGAATTGCGCAGCGCCGGCTCTCCGCGCCGCAGAAGAAGCGCATGAAGTCTCTCTATCGCGAAGGCTACTCGATCCGAGGGACGGCTAAAAACATGAAAGTGACGCGCCAGACGGTGCAACGACAATTTCGAAGGCTCCTGCAACGCTATGGCCCCGCTCGCTGTCCGTGCGGTCTGCCGGCAACACACACGGGCCGATGCCGTGCACGCAGGCGAAGGAAGGTTTGAATGGACGCAAAAGTGGTAAGTCAACTCAGCCCTTCGGCTCTGGATGCCGCGATTCGACATTCGGCGATGGCCGAAGAGCAGGCCAAAGAAGTTCTGGCATCGTCAAAATCTTTCTGGTATGAAATAAACGTGCTTCCCCGGTTCAGAAACATCCTCCTTGCCTGGTGGTATGTGTGGCAATCGAGACCGGGAGGCCGCGCCGACCGGCTGGCGCGCATCGATCCCAATGAGAAGTGTCCGGCCTGTGGCTGGCGGCAAGGCAAAATTCACTGGACGGCCCTAGTGGAATGGTCGGACAAAACCAAAGGCGCAATCGTGCATCGTTGCGAGGTGTGTGCAGCCTTTTGGTTCAAAAAGCCACTTGTTCCCAGCGAGAAGTGGGTCGTGGATCTCGCGGAGCCGCCGAAGGAATAACACATGGGCCTCTTTGATAGGCTGCGCGGCAAGACGCTGATTAACGAATCTCTGGTCAAGACTCCAAAGAATCTTCCCCCCGGAGCGCAAGTTCTGCAAATCCCCACGGTCTTGAATCTCCCCCAAATTGGGCCCACAGGGGGTTCTCACGTTGTCAGCGATGTCGTGACGAGCATGTGGTTCTCGGCCTTGCAACCGATCAAGCCGATGGCTCCCACCGGGCAGCGCGTCCGTGGCTTCGAGATCCAGCCAGGTGCGAACATTGTCTGGACGCCCAAGACCGAGGTGGAAGGAACGGGCCCAGGCTATGCGATTCTCCGCGAGTTCGCCAACTCGTGGGACTTGCTGCGCTTGGTCATTGAAACCGTGAAAGATCGTTTGACCACGCCCCAATGGGAATTCCGGCTCATCGAAAAGAAAGGCGAAAAGAAAGGCGATTACAAGAGGCGGAACGCCGAGGACGTGCGCATCGAGCAGCTCACAAAGTTTTTCAAAGCTCCGGACGCCGAACACTGCTTTGCCGACTGGCTACGCCCCTTGCTCGAAGACATGCTTGTGATCGATGCCGCCAGCATCTATTTAGAACGCGACTTGAAAGGCCGCGTCGCCAACTTGCGCGTAATTGATGGAGGCACGATCGGTCGGATGCTGACTGACCAAGGCTTCACTCCACCACCACCCCAGGTGGCTTATCAGCAGGTTCTCTACGGGCTGCCGGCGCACGATCTGACCACCGACGAACTGGTCTATGCCATGCGCAACCCGCGGACTAACCGGCGCTATGGCTTCTCGCCCGTCGAGCAGATGATGGTCACGATCGCCATTGGCCTCAGCCGGCAGAAGTTTACCTTGAACTATTATACCGATGGGAATATGCCCGAGGCGCTCTGCTTCCTGCCCCAGGACGTTCCCATCCAGCGTATCCGCGAAGTGCAAGAGTGGTTTGACTCGATCCTCGCGGGCGACCTGGCCAAGCGGCGCCGGCTCACCTTCCTGCCTGGCTACGGTTCGGGTAAGGATACGAAGCCGAACATCATCTTCCCTAAGGAAGTCCTACTCAAAGACTCGATGGATGAATGGCTGTGGCAAGTAGCTTGCTATGCGATGGGCACCACACCCCAAGCTATGCTCCGCATGATGAACCGCGCGACCGCCCAGCAGTCGGCGGAGTCTTCTGAGGAAGAAGGTCTCGAGCCCAAGAAAATCTGGATTGCGAATACTTTGAACGTCATCATCCAGCAGAAGATGAAGTTCGAGGATCTCGAATTTGCTTGGAAGCAGGCGCGGGAAGTCGATATCGTCAAGCAGGCCACGGTGGACAAGATTTATATTTCTTGCGGCGTGCACACCATCAATGAAACGAAGGACGCTTTGGGAGAGGACCGGTTCACTTTCCCCGAAGCCGACGAGCCCGGGATCTTGACGCAGAATGGGTTCGTGCCGCTCACGGCTGGCATCGTGAATCAACCTGGTGCAGCCGGATCGGGCAAGGGACCCGCTGCTCAACACCTGATCAGCAACCTCGAAGATCACCATGCGGCCCAGGAAGAAAAGCAACAGACACAGGGCGAAGTCGCACATGGCCGCGCGCTCGAGCTGCAAGGGGCCAAAGGTCCGGCCAAAGAAGAAGTTGCGCCGAAGAAGCCGGCACCCAAGCCGCCATCAAAGCTCAAAGGCAAGGCGTTTGAACTCAAAGCCCCATCCGGGAATGGACATGGTCACTGCGAGAAGCACGAGAAATATGCTGACGGGTGTTTTGTGTGTGCGCTTGCAGAACTGCATCGCGTGGAAGAACTCTACGAATTGATCGAGACATGATTGCCCCTCCCGAAGTTGTCGCTCAAGTGCAGGCCGTCAGACGCTCACTCGCTCTCTATCTGAAATCCTCTATTCAAAAAACTCACGACGGCGCGGTTCATGCCTGGGAGTCGCGAGATCGTGGCGGGAAAGAATCATGGGGTCCGAACGACAAAGAACTGGCCATCCTGAACGGCGTGCCGCTCGAGCCAGCCCTGCCCGACTATGACCAGCTCCAGGCGTCCATTCCAGAGCCGCCTTTTACGGGGGACGCTGCCGGCGTCATTCTACTCGAGCCAGACGGTCGGGTGTGGACGGTTTCACCCAAGAATGAGTTTGGCGGGTATCGCACCACGTTCCCCAAAGGCAGGCTCGATCCCGGCGAGACGCCGCAGGAAGCCGCGATCCGTGAGACTTGGGAGGAAACCGGGCTGGTCGGCAAGATCGAATCCTTCCTGGGGGATTTCGAGCGCACGACAACCACAACGCGCTACTATGTGGGGTATCGCGTGGCCGGCGCGCCTTGGGCGATGGGCAGCGAAACCGGCATTGTCCATCTGCAACCACTCGATGACAAACTGGCTGCCGACCTTCGCAACGTCAAGGGTGAAGTGACTAGCGACCACCATGTTCTCATTGCCTTGAAGATGCGGGCGATGGGCAAGACGCACGAAGGCGCATTGCGCGCCTGGGAAAGCCGCAGGCGGAATGCCGAAGCCAAGAAAACCGGCGAGGTCGGACTCAAACCCGGCGAGGAATGGCGGACGATTTACGGCCGCAAGATCGGCTTCAATCCTTCCGACAAGGTTCAGCGGGCACTCGCGGAACTGCCAGCAACTTACCAGCAACTACAACTGCCCGGGCATCACCTGAGTTACAAGAACATCGAGGACATCCGGCACGCAGCGGAGTTCTGGCAGGAATCGCACGATGGTTCGAACGCGCTTTCCTGGGCCGTGTCCATCTATCGCCAGGGTGGACAGGACGCTCTCGATGCGTGGATTCACGACCCACAAATGACAAGCTACTTTGGCGCCAAGGATGAATGGGCTAAAGAGCGGGCTGCGCTGAATGTTCCAGGGCTCGTGCAGGCACTCGACCATGCGCCGCTTGAAACCATGACTCCCATTTGGCGCAGCCTGAACGAATTTGACATGAAGCGGTTCGGCAGCTTGAAAGAGGGCGACGAATTCCAAATGATCGGTCCCAAAGGCTTCTCGCACGCGGAGGACATGAAGCATTTCAACGGCTTCAATGTCATGGTCATCGAAGGGCCGGTGCGCGCCGTAAACTTTGAGGGAATGCACGCGCAGTTTCATACCGAAGAAGAAGTGATCACCGCGGGCAAGTTCAAAATCACCAAGATCGTGGACGTGCCCGAACCGGTCTATAGCAGCGAGCCCAAACTGCACCACTACATCCACGCGCGGTACATTGGCAAGCGGCAGGCCCGCATGGTGCGCATCTGGTTTGTCCAGCAGGTTGATACCGGCGTGGATCCAAAATTCCCGGACTTGACCCGAGACCTCTGCGCCTCATTCTCGGAGAGCCTGCGGCCCACGATCGGCAAGACATATTCGATCTACGACTTGCGCCTGGACTACACCCGCCAAGAGCGCGTGGCAGCCAGCGTCGATTTGATGCAGGCCAGCGATGATCCGGAAGTGAAGGCGGACATCGAAGCCGCCAGCGCCTATTCCGGCTATGTCCAATGGGGCCGCGCTGTCAGCGATGCGTCGGCGGCTTACATTCAGGAGGGCGATTCTGGACTGGAGACGTGGATTTCACAAATTTATGAATCTGCGAATTCGCGGGAGTACGGCCTGGACTTCGAGCCAGAGGAGGTCCGCCTGGATGGGGAGCCGATCAAGACGTCGGCCGAAGTCTCTGCCCGCGCTGCCAAGCGCCTGGTCGAGCACGTCCGCCACTCGCCGGGCCGCACAGTCGATGTGTGGCGTGGGCTCCATGCTTCGAAGCCTATTCCCGAGCTGGATGCGCTGGCTGAGGGTGCGATCGTCAAGATCGATCGGCTGGCGTCCTTTTCTGCGAAGCAAAAGACGGCCATCCAGTTCGCCGAACGCGGTCACGATCCCGTGAACTACGAATACCTGCTGCATGTCCAGGGCGCGAGCCAGGGAGTGAATCTCGATGCCTTGGCCGACCGGCACCAATGCGAATACGTTACCCAAGGCGAATTCAAAGTGGAAAGCGTGGTCAAGGAAGAAGCGCAATTCAAACGGCCCTCGGGCCTGACCTATCCGGTACAGCGTGCTACGATCACGCTGAGCCAGACCAAGGTGTATTGAGGAGCAAACCTATGGGACACAGTGAAGATCACGTCATTCCGGATGAGAAATGCAGGCCGGAATACTTCAAAGCGACAGAGGGTGATGCACCCAAGAACGCGGAACTGCGCGGCCCGGACAGCCCATTTCCCGTGGCCGTAGAACCCAGGCCGCCAAAGCTTTCAGCCTACGACTTTACAAGTTATACCGGCGACCGCAGTAGCGATGGAGTCGGTATTCAATTTGGGATGGATCAAATCCAATGCGCGAAGGTTCTACGGGAGATTGCGGACAAGATCGAACGCCGGGAATATATCTTGCAGAGTGGGCGAGTCATGTCCTCGATGCACCGTGACGATTTCCCCATGACCATGCTGCGCTTGGTCTTTTACGAAGGACCGCCCCTGGAGAATGTGCCGGCTTCACCTGTGGCAGAAGGGTAAAGCATGAGCGTTGCAGAGCTGGTCAAAGGCACGTTCGGGAAAACGCATGAGGGCGCGTTGCTGGCGTGGGAGACGCGCGACCGTGGCGGCAAACCAACGGACGTTTCCACCTGGAAGCGAGTGGGCCCGCAGCAAGGCTCGAACCCAGGTGGCCTATTCGAAGCTCCAGACGGCACGCGCTACTACGTGAAATTCCCACAGACCAACTCTGAACAGGTCCGCTCTGAGCAGCTTGCCAACAGCATCTATCACGCCTTGGACGTCCCGGTACCGGGAACTCAGCTCATTACCGGGCACGTCGGCTGGGGTGAGGCCGGCAACCTTGGCATTGCCAGCAAGATGCTGGACGCGGAACCCATGACGCGCGAGGAAATCGAAAAGAGCGATGATGTGCGCGCTGGTTTTCTGGCCGACGCTTTCCTCGCCAATCACGATGTCATGGGCGCCGGCTACGATAACATCCTGCACGGTGCGGATGGGCGCGACTATCGAGTGGACAACGGCGGCTCGATGTTCTACCGCGCCCAAGGCTCGACCAAGGACTTTGACGCCGACCAGGTCTCGCAAATTGACAGTATGCGGGATCCGGAAATGGCTCGAGAAGCTGGCCGCATCTTCGCTGGGCTCGATAACGCCGAGCTGCACGCGCAGGCGTTGCGGTTGGTTCACTATCTGCCCGACACGAAGATCAAGAGTTTGGTGCAAGCGGCCGGGCTGCCCACGAAATATGCGGCGGCGCTGATTGGCCGGCGCAACGCGATCGCGGACCGCTTCAAGATTCGCAGGCCGACGGAGTACAAGGTTCAGAAAACGCACGAGGGAGCGATTGCCGCCTGGGAGACGCGACGCCGAGCCGCGGAGGGCCTGACCGAAAAACCGCTGGCTCCAAAGAACGAATGGGGCCATCGTACAGAGTTGGAACAACTTAGATTGGAGCGCCAAGTCAAGGAAGCCAGCCAGCTTACGCAAAAGCAATATCTGGCGAGTCAGCATGGCACGAAATATAAGGATTCCCTGGGAAGGGATGAAACCTGGTCCGGGAAAGATCACGAGATCCGGACTGCTAAATACTGGCATGAAATGGCGGTAAAGTGGGCAATGAATCATGGAATCCATGTGCCCAAGGCTGTGCTCAAAGACTATTCGTTGGGGAAAACTCACGAAGGCGCGCTGCGCGCCTGGGAGACGCGGCAGCGTGCCAAGCCTAAAGCACCGAAGGCGGACGCCTCCGAACAAGAGCGGCGCCGGGCGGCCGCGTTCAAGAACTTCAAGCCACAGACTGAGGAAAAGGAACTTATTGCCCACGAAAGTGAACAGCGCGTGGCCGCAGCCCTCGGTGGGGAAGCCACGACCGACGCGCACCCTATGGACATTTGGTGGCCGTCGACTGCCAATCCCCAGGTCGGGATTGAGGTAAAAACTTTGATCGGGGCTGACATTACAAATGTCAGGGTCAATATGAGACCAGCCTGCCGCACTGAGAAAATTGAAGCGTTAGGCAATAAACGCGGTTTTGTTGTGCTCCTTGACCAGCGTGGACGCACGAGCCTGAGTGATCGAAATTTCACGGAGCACATTTTCATTAAAGAGGGGATGGGTGCTTGGAGACTATCAACCATGCAGGAGGTGAAATCGTTGAGTGAACTCAAGCGATCACTGCTAAAATAGGAGCGCCCCAAACAGTCAGCGGATACTGACTGCATGGGGCTAACCACAACTCCTAGCAGGAGGAATTATGGCTCCATCCATTTTACACAATCGCTTCTGGTCTAAAGTAAATAAGAATGGCCCTGTTCCTGAATTGCGCCCCGAGCTAGGCCCGTGCTGGATTTGGAATAGTGCCAAACAGAGCGATGGATACGGAAGTTTCTGGTTTGCTGGACGCGCGGCGCTGGCGCACCGTATAGCGTATGAATGGGAGAATGGCCCAATCCCGCTTGGTCTTGAGCCAGATCATTTGTGTCGAACCCGCGCATGTGTGCGACCATCGCACATGGAAGTGGTTACGAAACTGGTCAATATGATGCGCGGCAATGGAAAGGGCGTAGAGAATGCAGCCAAAACGCATTGTCCAAAAGGGCACGCTTACACGCCCGAAAACACGATTGTAATAACGAAACCGGGCGGGGTTTTCGAGCGACGAGAATGCAAAGTCTGTCGGCGTGCGACTGGTCGCAAGGCGCAACAGCGTTATCGGCAGAACAATCTCGATGCGGTACGAGAGCGCGACAGAAAGTGGCAAAGAGAAAGGCGGAAGGGAACATGAGTCTCTCCCTTTTTTCAGACGACAGCGAATGGATCGGCAGCGTGGCGTCGACGGGCGGCTGGCACGACTTATGCGGCGCCGTAGGCGAGGACGATTCCGAATTCGCGGCCTTCTGCAAGCAAGGGTATAGTGACGACGCCCAAAAGTTGCGCTGGGCGATTGGCCAATTCTTGCTGACCAAGAGCTACGCTGATGGCGCTCACCTTCCTCCGGGTGTGCATGACACCGCCGCGAAACTGATGAAATTGGTGACCGACCGGGAAGGACTTGTCATTCTCTCGGACAGCGTGATAGTGGAAGAGGACCCGGAACCTGAAACTGAAAAGGTGTCGATCGAGACCGAACTGGTCAAGGCGCTCTCGGAACTTCTGCACAAGCCCACACTGGCCATCGACTTCGACGCCACTCTGCAAGTGCAGCATCCCGACGATCCCACGGCGCTCACCGAACCCGTCGACGGTGCGATTGAGGCGCTGCGCCAGCTCGCAGAGGACTTTGATTTAATCATCTTCTCCGCCCGCGATGACTTCGAGCCGATCTGGAAATGGCTGCAAGATCATCAGGCCACGGCCTACATCACGGACGTGACGAACATCAAGCCCCAGCAGGCGCACGAATTCATCGACGACCGCAACGTGACCTTTACGGGCAAGTGGACGCCTGAATTTATTGCGGCGGTCCGCGCCTTTCAGCCTTATTGGAAAGCCACCCGCGGCGCGCGGGTGCTGCTGATCAAGTACAGCTACGACTTGGTGCAATACAATCTGGCACCCGAGGACGCAAAGAAAGTGCTGGCGATTCCGGTTGACGAAGCAGATTGGGCCGAGAAGGGCCGCGAACAGGAACCGCACATCACCGTTCTCTTTGGCTTACTTGGAGTGACCGCCGAACAAATCCAGACCGCGATCGAGGATATCCCGACCAAGATCACCGTGGACATCATCGGCCTTCATTCATTCCCGGCCGGTGAGGATGGAGAACCCCTGGTCTTACTGGTCAAGAGCGACGAACTAGTACGCTTGCGGAACGCCCTGGCCTACACCTTCGAGCACTTCGATAGTCATGGTGGCGGGTACGTCCCGCACATCACGATCGGCTATCTCAAACCCGGTACCGCCGCGAAGTATGTCTGCCCGATTCCCGATTGGGAGCAGATCAATCTCAGTGAGTTGATCCTGAGCCGCAAGGACAACACGACTGCGCCGCTGGTCAAGGCGCGCACGCTCAAAATCGACTCAGCGTATGCTCCGGCCGAAGTGGTCAAGGCGCGGCATGACCTGGCGGACGTATTCAAAAAGGTCTTTCGCCGGCAGCGCGATAAAGCGAAGGACAAAGCGGGGCGCCTGCTCAAAACGCGGCTCGATGTCCACAAGGCGTGGATGGAAGCGGGGCTCATCAAAGTCTATCACTCGGTCGACGAGCTGCCTGAGTACATGCACGACCTCCCCAAGCGCCAACAGCGGCAATGGATGGCTGTCTGGAATTCCGCTTATGCACGCGCGAAGAAACCGAAGGATGACGGTGGCCTGGGCATGGACACTGCCGAAGCCGAAGCGTTCGCTTTCCGAAACGCGAATGGCGTGGCTGGGCCCAATGCTTCGAAGGTCTTGTTCCCTGAGCTACTCAAGCAAGAAGAGGACCCGGAAGCGGTGAACATCGCGGACGCCATCTATGACGCCCTGCGTGAACTCTTTGATGAAATTCCTGCGGCGGCAGCCAAGCCGCTCGAGCGCGCAGCCCTCGCCGGGGTCGAGAAAGGAATCGCCGAGGTGGAAGTGGCAGATAGTGGCATGATCTCCGGACTCAATGCCGGGGCCCATACCTGGGCGGACGGCCGAGCCGCCGAATTGGTTGGCAAACGTGTGACACCCACCGGCGAGCTTATTCAGAATCCAGATGCGAAGTGGGTTGTCTCGGATACTACCCGCGATGAGTTGCGCCGCATTGTGACCTCGGGCTTTGCCAAAGAAACACCGATGGAGGAAATGGTCAAGCAGATCCAGGAAGCGGGGGCGTTCTCCGATGCCCGGGCGGAAATGATAGCGCGTACCGAAATCGCTTTCGCGCAGGTCCAGTCCAATTACAAGGTGTGGAAAGAAACCGGCGTGGTCAAGACGATCACCTGGCATGTGTCCGTGGATCATCCCGAACTCGATGAGTGCGATGACAACCAGGGCGTGGTCGTGCCGCTCGGCACGGAGTTCCCTTCCGGAGATTTATTTCCTCCGGCTCATCCGAACTGCTGGTGCGCGATTATCGCGGTGGGCTTTGCTTGAACGCCTTAATCAACCGTGGATGGACGCAGACTTGAAAGGTCCCCCAAAATAATTCCAGGAGCTTGTCGATTTCGGCGATGGTTCCACTTGGCCGAATAAGGCAACTTGACCGACACTTCCGCGCCCTCGTAGCCGAGCGGATCGGAGCGCGTTGGCGTGTGATCAAGGACTTACTCCATCACACACCGCGTCCACAATCGCCTCCTCGGGTCGCAGTAGCCCACGCACATCACGGCACTCGGCGCAAAGCGTGCCATCGAAAAGCACGGTGCAGTGTTTCAACTCACCGCAGCCCAAGCATCTTTCGATGGTTGAGCCCGTTGCGCCTCGCCGCTGCCAGTTGCGCGGGGCGGGCATCCGGTCTGTTGAGACGACGTTTTGTCTCATGAGCGCAGTATGCCATGCAAGGGGCTGGAAAACAAGCACTTACAAATAAAAGTAGCTGTTTGTGGTCATTTTCTTGCCGCTGGCCGTCCGACTTTTGTACCCTTTTCGCCTCCACAAAGGTACAAAGGCCCGAAAAAATCTTGACCTTACCCCAAAGATTTTACTTGCACGCTCAAAAATGGGTTTCTACCTTTCCTGTGGGATGAACAACTTCCAGAAATTCTATCCGCTGGTGAAGGTCGACGAAGCGACCCGGACTGTTTATGGATTAGTTACAGCCGAAAAGCCGGACCGCGACGGCGAGATTTGCCACTTCGCTTCGACCGTTCCCTACTACAACGACCTCCGAGATGAATTCAGCAAGGCCACCGATGGCAAGTCCATCGCACCGCTGCGCGAGATGCACCAGCTCTCGGCGGTGGGTGTGGGCAAGTCCATCGACTTCCGCGAAGCCGAACGCGCGATCTACATGGGCTTCAAGGTCGTGGACGATGTGGCGTGGAAGAAAGTGCAGGAAGGTGTTTACACCGGATTTTCGCAGGGCGGCAATTACGTCAAGACGTGGCGCGGTGTGTGGACCAACCCCGACACGCAAAAGACGGCAGAGTACACCTGGTTTACGGCAAAGCCCGGCGAAGTCTCTCTGGTCGATTCTCCCTGTCTCAAGGATGCGCGTTTTCAAATCGTGAAGGCCGATGGCTCGGTGGAAGAAAAGACGTTCAAAGTGGAGGTTGCCGCGATGCCCACCGCTCCGGCCGGCTCAATCGTTCCTCCACCGTATGGCCAGGCCCCGCAGCAACCTGCCGAACAGAAGTGCGGGAAGTGCGGAAAAGGATTCAAGCCCGCGGCCCAGGAAACAGTTTGTCCTGAGTGCGGGGCGGCCGAGAAGGTGGCCAAGGCCACGGAACTGTCGCTCGATGACAAGCGCAACTTGGTGAGTGCTGCCTGCCGCGCAAAGTTCAATGCGCCGATGCTTTCGGCTTCTGCCCCCTGCAATGACATTTGGGTGCGCGAGTTGTATGACGGCTACGCCATCATCGACAGCCAAGGTGCTGATTGGAAGGTTCCCTACACGATTTCCGCTGAGGGCGAAGTTGCCTTGGGCGAGCCCGAGAAAGTCGTGCAGACCTATGTGCCGGCAGAAAAGGCCAAGCGGTTTTGTCCTGGTTGTGTGGGAGAGCTGAGTGACGGCGACAAGTGCAGCAAGTGTGATGCGAGTGGCTTTGAAAAGGCCCTGAGCGACAAGATCGATCGGCTGATTCAGAAGGCGACGACCGGCGAACCCATCTGGTGTCAATGCGGCGCCGGACTCGAACCGGAGGACATCGACCTGGGCAAGTGCCAGGAATGCGGGACCGACATCACCGACCCGATGCACGTGGTCGAGAAGGCGATGACCAAGACGCATGAAGGTGCAATCGCCGCATGGGAAACTCGCCGCGCCGGTAGTGGTGAAAAGCCTGCGGCAGCGGGCAAGCCAGCGGCTGGCACGGAAACCGGCCAAGCGCGCGAGCATCACCTGAAAAACACCTCGCCTGGGCACAACAAGGAATATCACCTGCGACAGACCGTGACGGGAAACAAGTCGGCGGTGGAAATCTCTTTTGGCCGAATCGGTGGCGGGCTGACTCGCGGCTTCCTGGATGCGGAAGGCAAGATGTCGGGTTCGCGGGTTCTGATGGATCACGCGGACGCCAACCGCGTCTATGAAGCACGTCTGAATCAGAAGCTTGGGCGCGGGTACAAACAAACCAAGGTGGAGGCGTCCGGCGACCTCGAAAAGGGCGACAAGAAAACCAAGACCGTAGGTGGCAAAAGCCTGTCCTCTTCGGCCTTCGCCTATGTCGGGGATCCGGAAGTCACTTCGACCTGGAAGTACCCGATCCACGACAAGTCACACGCGCAGAACGCGCTCGCCCGCTGGGGCCAGCACACCGGCATACCGAAAGAGAAAGAAGCGGCGGTGCTCGGTCGCATCCGCGCGGCGGCAAAGAAATTTGGGATCAAAGTTTCCGAGGAAGCCGAGAAGGTGCTGCGGGCCTATCAGTTCCTGACGGAACCGGTGGAGAAGGCAGCTACCTGGAACGCCCAGCAACTCAGCGATGTGAACGAAGTATTCGAGGTGCTGAAAGCGGCGGCAATCGAGGACGGCGAATCCCCCGATGATTTGGCTGGCCTGCTCGATAAGGCTGTCCAGTGTTTCACAGCGTTACTCACCGAAGAAACTCAAGAGCTTCGGGATCAAGCGGCCGCAGTGGCCGAACACACCAAAGGAGAGACGACCATGACTCCAGACGAATTGCAAAAGGCAGCGGAAGATC